CGGCGACGTGGACGCGAGTGCCGCGGACGACGCTTTCAACAACGCGGTCCTTGTGCTCAGAAGAAAGGCCGCAGCCAGCACGAACACCGACGCTGTAGGCACGCAGATCGTCGTTACCGACTATGCCAAGACCGGCACGGTGATGACCAAGGCCAGCGGCGGCGTGCCGGGCGCGGGCGATGTGTACCAGGTCTATCCCGTGATCGGCGCTGCCATCGGCGGCGTTGCGAGTCTCGGCGACAAGCGCCTCGGCATCACGCTCAAGACCGTGGGCGCGACGAAGCTGCGCTGCATCGGCCACGACTACGAGCGCGGCGCCATTAAGCTCATGGCGATCGGCCATGCGCTGACCTAAGGAGGAAAAGAAAATGCCTAACAATTTTGGAAACTGGAAGACCGACAACTACAAGTTTGTCGGCAAGGCGTTCGACTTTGCGTATGCCGACCGCCTCAACAAGCTCTCGCCCATCGTGGGCGAGGTGAACGCCAAGAGCATCGACTACGAGCTGACCGGCTCCGGCGGCTACGGCGAGATGGCCGAATACGACGGCAGCAACCTGAACACCGGCAGCATGAAGCGCGGCTTCAAGACCGTGATCACGCCGGTCGAGTACACGCTCTCCATTCCTGTCGGCTACAAGCAGGCGAAGATCGACAAGATGGGCGAGACGAAGAAGGTCGGCTCGAAGCTCGGCGACAGCGCGGCCTTGACGGTGTATCTGCACTTGCTGCGCATGTTCGCCAACGCCTGGAACACCGACGGCCGCCACAACGGCGGCGACGGCGTGAGCTGGGCCAACGCCGCGCACCCTGTCGCCTCGCGCGGATCGCAGGGCCGCCGCTTCGAGGCGGACACGGACGCCGGTACGTACTCCAACATCTCCACGGACGCCTTCTCCGTTTCCGCTATCACCGCGGCGCAGGCGCGCGCCAACCGTTTCGAGACGCCGGACGGCTTGCCGTTCCTGTGCGACTTCGACACCGTTCTCATCGCGCCGGAGCTCGAGGAGAAGGCGAAGAAGATGTTTGGCGAGAACGCCAGCCTGACGCCGATGCTGAACCCGGACGACGACACGAACGCTGCGAACCCCATCTACGGCATGCGCTACATCGTCATGGGAGGCGGCGCGGACGGCTTCACGGGCAAGCAGTGGGCCGTGTGCGACCGACGGCTGATGAAGGAGATCGTGAACATCGTCTACAACACGCGCCCGACCGTCATACAGACGAAGCAGGACAATCCGCTGGTGGATCTGTACACCGCGTATGCCGACTTCGGCGTGGGCTGGGGCGACGCAAGACAGATCATCTTCGGCGATCCGGGCTAATGCCGTAAAGCAAACCCTCGACGGGCTTTGCGAACCCCTCCGTCAGCCTCCGGCTGACACCTCCCCTGTTAGGGGAGGCAAGGGGGGAGCGGGAGCGTGTGAGGGAGAAAGGAAACGAATATGATGAAGATTGACCGCGTGCTCGCCGTTTCGGCGGGCACGAAGGAGACGAAGGTGGACTGCCATTGCCAGACCGTCGTTGTTTCCAACAACAGCGCGAATGTGGCGTACATCGCGCCGTTTGACCCGAACAAGGCGCTGACAGCCGCGGCGGGCTTCCCCATTCCGGCCAACACGGTGCTTCAGGTGCCGTTCGCCGCCGGAGAGCTGGCGGTCGTAGCCTCGGCGGCATCCACGGACGTGCGCTTTTTGCTGCTCGACTGAAAGGAGAAACGGTATGGACAACTTCTGGAAGGCCATTGTGACCGCGGCAGCCGCGGCGCTGATGGCGTACTTCAAGCAGCTCGTTGTTCCGGTGGCGGTGCTCATCGCGGTGATGATCTGCGATTACGTTACGGGGATGACGGCGGCGTGGATGAACAAGGAGCTTTCAAGCCGCAAGGGAATTCAGGGCGTGATCAAGAAGGTTTTCTACCTAATGATCGTCGCCGTGGGTATGGGGGTTGACTACCTCATCACGATGCTCGGCGGCAAGCTCGGCGTACAGCTCGATGTGAATTTCGTTGTAGGTCTGCTGGTGATCGTGTGGCTTATCATTAACGAACTCATCTCCATTCTGGAGAACAGCGGGAAGATCGGCGTGCCTATGCCGGACTTCCTCATGAAGCTGCTGGACCGCCTGAAGCAGACCACCGAGAAAAAGGCGGAGGTCGAGGAAGCTCCGCCGGATAACTGATTATGTGAGGGAAACAGGGCGGGGTGACTCGCCCTGTTTTCGGTAAAAAAAACGACAATCCCTCAGTCAGCCTTGCGGCTGACAGCTCCCTTTGCACAAGGGAGCCTTTGAGCGGAAAGGAGGAAACGATATGACGCTCGGAGAAGCGAAAAACAAGGTATACATGCTCCTCGACGAGCACAGCGCAGGCGGAGAGATCGAGCACGACGAGGACATCGAGAAGAAGATGACGGCGTTTTTCGACATGGCGCAGAAGACGCTCGCGCAGATCAAGAAGATCCTCCGGGAGGAGGTCATTGTCCCAACGTTGGGAAAAACCGTTTACGCCATGCCGGAGAATTTCTACTCGCTGTACCGGATATGGGCGGACGGGAAGAATGCGACACGCCGCTTCCGGTGGATGGGCGGGAAGCTCGTCATTCCGGAGGGGTGCGCGGAGGTGACGGTCGAATATTTCGCCATGCCGCAGACGATCCCGACGGATGCGCCGGACAGCTACGAATTTGAGATCGCGCCGGACGCCTGCGAGTGCATGCCGTACTATGTGGCGGCGCAGCAGCTCCTCCCCGATCTCGTGATGGACTACGGGGCGATGCTGCAGATGTACAACTATCGGGTATCGCTTCTCAGGACGACGCAGCCGGGCGAGAACCGGCGCATCGCGCAGAGCCTTTTCCGGGGGTAAGCCATGGCGAAGAAAACAGGGGTAAGCATCCGGCAGAGTGTCTACAAGACGTTCCGCGGCGCGGACTTTTCCACAGACCCCTCTCTCGTGGACTATTCCCGCAGCCCGCTTTGCACGAACATCGTGGCGGACGGCGGCGGGATGCCGCAGAAGCGGCTCGGCTGGCGGAGGCTCTGGCAGAAGGACAAGCCGGTATACGGCCTGTTCGCCGGAAGGTTCGACGGCGCGGAGAAGAAGCTCGCGCACATCGGCACGGCGCTCTATGCATGGGACGACGAGACGGCGCCGACGGAGATACTCACAGGGCTGCCGGAGAGGCGCTCACGCGCCGCGTATCTGGCCGGGAAGCTCTGGATAGTAACAGGGGCGGGGTTCTATGTATACGACGGCACAGCGGCGCACAGAGCCTCACAGAATGCCTACGTCCCGACGACCGTTATCACGCGCATGCCGTCCGGAGGCGGGCAGAGCTATGAGAACGTAAACATGCTGACGCCGTACCGGAAGAACGCTTTTCAGACGGACGGCACGGCGACGGACTTTCAGCTTGACGGAGACATCGACGCGACAGGCACGGTGCGCGCATGGGTGTTCGGCGAGGAAACGACGGCGTTCACGCTCGACCGCGAGAAGGGCATCATTAAGATGACCACGGCCCCGGCAAAGCCGACGGCCGGTTCGGAGGACGGGCTGGTGGTGGAGTTTCCGCACACGGTGGCGGGCTACACCGACCGCATCGACAAGTGCACGATCATCACGACCTACGGCATCGGGACGAACGACCGCGCGGTGCTGAGCGGGAACGAGGAGCTCCCGAACGTGGACTGGACGAGCGGGATGAACGATCCGACGTACTTCCCCGATCTGCTGTACAACGAGGTCGGGAGCGAGGCCACGGCGATCCTCGGGTACTGCCGTCTCGGAAGGTCGCTCGGCATCGTGAAGGAGGATAACGGGCAGGACAGCACGATCTATCTGCGCACCGCAGAGCTGCAGGACAGCGAGATCGCGCAGCCGCAGCAGCAGGCCGTGGCGGGCGTCGGCTCCATCGCGCCGGGGAGCTTCGCCTCTCTGCTGGACGATCCGCTGTTCCTCTCGCGCAACGGGGTAATGGCCGTAACGACGAACAGCTACACAAGCGAGAAGATCACGCAGGGACGCAGCTTCTATGTGAACAACAGGCTAAACGACGAGCCGGAGCGGGAAAAGGCCGAGGCGGTGATCTGGAACGGCATGTATATGCTTGCTCTCCCGAACGGCCACGTCTACGCGCTGGACGGGCGGCAGAACAAGACGTACCGGAGCGCGGCGCTCGGAGACTATGTATACGAGGGATATTATTTCGAGAACATCCCCGCCTCCTGCTGGCTCAACCGGCGAGCGGGCGCGGAGGAATCGCTGTACTTCGGCACGGCGGACGGGCGGATCTGCAAGCTAAACACGGACATCGAGGACATGAGCCGCTACAGCGACGACGGGGCGGCCATCTCCGCGGTGTGGGCGACGAAGTACGACGACGACGGTACGCCCGCCGTGCTCAAGACGCTTTTAAAGCGCGGCTGCTGTGTGACGATCAAGCCGTATGCGCGCTCGAGCGCCGAGGTGTATATCCGCGCCGACCGCACCGGCGGGCACGAAAAGAAGGTAGCCGGAAAGCCGATGGACATTCTGGATTTTTCCGACATCGACTTTGAGCGCATCACATTCAACACGGACGAGAGCCCGCAGGAGATCTTCCTCAACCGCAAGGTGAAGAATTACAAGAGATTGCAGATCATCGTCCGGAACCAGGAGCCGAACGAGGGCTTCGGCATATTCCAGATCACAAAGCATTATGTGACGGGCAATTACGCGAAGAGGTGAAGACATGAGCATACAGGAACAGAAGATCACGGAAGCCGCCATCGCCGCGAACGGCGTGCAGAGCCGGCCCGACAAGCTGACCGGCACGGCGGCGCAGAACAAGAAGGTATTCGACGCGCTCGTGACGGCGGTGGTGAAAGAGCGCTTCAACGCCCTGCTCGACGAGCTGACCGGAACGACTGCCGCGGCGCAGCTCGGCATCACGACGATCCCCGGCTTTTCGGCGGGGAACGTCCAGACGGCGCTTGAGCAGATCGTACAGGCGATGCAGGACGTGACGCAGGGCAGCGTTACGGACGGGAGCATCACACTATTAAAGCTCGCCGCGGAGGTGACGGCTGTGGCTCTCGGCGGCGCGGCGGCGAGCCATACGCACGGCGCGGGAGATATAAATTCCGGCGTTCTGGACGCGGCGCGCCTCCCGGTGCTGGACGGCACGAAGCTCGGCGCGGGGAGCGTCGGCACGGCGCAGCTCGGCGCGGCGGTGGTGACGACGGATAAGCTCGCGGCGCTCTCGGTGCTCGCAACGCACATCGCGCAGGGCGCGGTAACGGCGCAGAAGCTCGCGCAGGGCGCGGTGACGGCGGAGAAGATCGCCGCGGGTGCTATCATCACGGCGCTGCTCGCGCCGAACGCCGTGACCGCCGAGAAGCTCGCAAACGATATCCCGTATACGAAGTTCGGGCTTTCCGCCGATCAGGTGCGGCACATCTACACCGGGACGAGCGAAACGCCGCCTGCCGAGTGGCAGCCGGGCGATATATACCTACGGTATTCTATGTGAGGTGAACGGAATGGCGTGGAGCAAAACAGCGCCAGAACTGCCGAACGGCAGCGCGTGGGAGCAGACGATCACAAAGACAAACTTTTTTGTGCAGAACTGGTTTGTACTGAGCGGCGAATACTCTATCGCAAGGCTGGAAGAGAAACAGTTTGCCGTCCGTGTTTTGGTGTCCCCAAGCGGCGGTTCTTACGGCAATCATCCGGAGTACGGCAGCTTATATCTCCGCTGCGACATCGGAAGTGTTCGGGGGACAGCTGAAACGCCCGGCAATCTCCCCAAAACGCCAACGTATTGGTATTTCGTTGGAGAAGCTGATGCGGGGACGGAAATCACCGTTGTTTACGGGGCAGCAGACACCTCTTCCAGCCAAAGCAACGGCACGGTCAAGCTGACTGCTCCGGCGCTGCTCGGCGATGTGCTGTATTTGAACGTGAACGGCTCGGCAAAGCAAGTGACGCGCGTTCTGCTGAATGTCAACGGAACGGCAAAAGAAGCCCTTGTCAAGGCCAATCCATAAGGAGGGACATGGAAATGAACGGTATAGACGTTTCTGAGCATCAGGGCGATTTCGATTTCACGCCGTACAAGGATGGCTTCGTCATCATCCGCGGCGGCTACGGCATCCGAAATGCCGACAAATGGGCGGAGCGCAACATCGCCAAATGCGACGCGCTCGGTATCCCGTGGGGCATCTACTGGTACAGCTATGCGCTGAATGTGCAGACAGCCAAAGTGGAGGCGGAGCGGTGTCTGCGCTTCCTCAATGGCCGGAAGCCCCGCCTCGGCGTGTGGTTCGACATGGAGGACGCGGACGGGTACAAGCGGACGAACGGCTTCCCGTCTAACGAGACGATCACCGCGATGTGCATGGCGTTCTGCGCAGCCATGGAAGAGGCCGGGAACAAAACCGGCGTATACGCAAATCTCGACTGGTTTGAAAACCGCATCGGGGACACGGGGTATGACAAATGGATCGCGGCGTGGGGCTGGAACGACGGGGAGCACTATCCCGATCTTTCCGGGAAATGCATCTTTCACCAGTACCGCGGAAAGCCGCTTGACCTTGATATCATGCATGTCTCGCTGTCCTATTTCGACGATGGCGCGGCGGGCGGAGCAGAGCCCCGCCCCTACGAAAAGGAAGGAATGACCGTGAGCGTCTCGGCGATGGCGCAGGAGGTGCTCGACGGGAAATGGGGCAACGGCGAGGAGAGAAAGCAGAAGCTCGGCACTTGGTTTTACGATCTCGTGCAGGGCGAAGTGAACCGTATCTTGGGGGTATAACATGCGAAAAAAGAAACAGAGAAGCGAGCGGGTGATCGTAGGGTACGACTACTCCACCCGCGAGATGCGCGAGGAGACGGCGGACGCGCTGTTCCGCCGGGCGAAGAACGCCCGCACCGCCGTGGAGATCGAGTGGGAGAAGTGTAACGACTACTACAACGGCATCCACGACGCGACAAAGGAGATGGTCGAGTACTGCCGGGCGAACGATGTTCCGTGGATCCCGGCGAACATGCCGGATCCGTACATCCTCGTGGAGACGCAGATCAACCCGAATGTGCCGGAGCCGGAGTTTCGCGGGCGCGACGACGATCTCGACAGCAAGAAGGCGAAGCAGCGCGAGTTTGCCGTGCGATACATCATCGAGAACAACCGCCTTTCCGACATGAACACGCGCAACGAGCGCCGGCTTCTGAAGCTCGGCGATGCGTTCTGGAAGGCGTACTGGGACCGGGACATGCGATGCGGCGTGAACGAGGGGGATATCCGCATCCGGGATATCCCCACGGAGGCGATCTTCCCCGACCCTGCCATCCGCGACGGCGGATTGCAGGACGGGCAGTATGTGGACTACGTCTACACGATGCACAAGGTGAAGTTCTGCCAGGTGTTCCGCCGCGAGCTGGAGGAGCTGGGACTGACGGCGGACGACATTCTCACGGAGGACTACGTTTCCCGCACCGGCGTATTCGATCTCACGACGGCCATCAACGATCTGGACGACACGGTGCAGGTGCTCGAGCACTGGTTCCGGCAGCCCTGCGACACGGAGGAGGACGGCGAGAGAGTGCCCGCCGGAGCGGTGGCGTGCTCGATCCTCGCGGGAGGGCGCGAGCTGCGGTACATCCCGAACTACTGGAAACGCACATGCAAGCAGAACAGTCTCTTCCCGTTCGTGCATTACTGGCGCATTCAGGACGAGAACCGCTTCTGGAACAAAAGCGAGCTCATGCCGATACTCGAGCTTGTGGACGCGGCCGACCGGAAGCTCGCCATGAGCATTCTGAACGACACGTTCCTCGCAAACGACATCATTCTTGTGGAGGACAGCGCGCTTGCCGACGGCGAGGAGTTCACCAACGAGCCGGGCGCGGTGATCCATCTCAAGCAGAACCGCATGGGCGGCGTGCAGCGGCTCGGCGGACTGCAGAGCATAGCGAACGGCACGATGGGCGTGGAGTTCTTCAAAAACCAGATCGAGCGCGCCAGCCGAAACTACGACATCAATCAGGGCAGGGAAACGACAAAGGTCACGACGGCGACCGGCCTTGCCATGATGCGGCAGGACGCGCAGAGCCAGGCGGACATCAAGGGCGCGGACCGCGACGCCGGGTTTGAGCGGCTGTATGAGCTGCTCGACTGGCTGGCGCTCGAGTTCTTTGACGACGACCGAATGCTGTTCATCGGCGCGGACGAGATGAAGGACCGCACGCCGCAGGCAATGCCGTTCAACGCCGACAGCTTCACGGCGGTCATGCCGAAGGTGCTGGACGGGGCCGGAAACGTTGTGCGCGAGGAGTGGCAGTACTTCCCGCGCGTGGACGTGACGATCACGGCGGGCGACAGCATCGCCCACGGCAAGGCGCAGACGCTGCAGGCGCTGCAGGCGCTCACGCAGAGCCAGATCACGGCGGAGAACTGGAAGCTGTTTGCCGCGCAGCTTGAGCTCATCGATCTGCCGGGCAAGCAGGAGATCATCAACGAATGGCAGCAGAAGTTCGCCGTACCGGTTATGCCGGAATCCGCCGGAGGCGGCGGAGCGGGAGCGCTCGGCGAGGCGGCCGCCGGCGGAGCGATACCGGGGGCGCAGACGCTGCCGCTGCTGGGAGGTGCGCCGACGGCATGAAGTGTCCGAAATGCGGCATTGAGATGACGAAAAAGAACGCCGCGGAATGGGAGTGCCGCAACCCGAAGTGCGTTCGGTATCAGGGAGGAAAGAAGAAGGATGGCTAACTTTTGGGATTGGGTGAACAAGCAGGCCAACAACCGGTATGAAAATCGCTTCACCGATGCCGCTACCGGAAAAGGCGTAGGGATCAGCAAAACGGATTATTCGAGCCCGCGGTCGAATAACAACCAGAGCGGGAATCTGTATGCGGAGGCGGTGGCCAAGAACGCGGAGAGCGGGGCTCCGTGGGTATCCTCCGCAGAGAAAGCCGCTGCGGCCGCGGCAGCCGGGGGGCTGTATGGCGGTCTCGCCGGAGCGGGGCGCCTGCCGAAGCAGGATGCCTCGACGACGGATACGGCACAGCCGGGCGACAGCACACAGAAACCGTCCGGCAGAGGAAACGGCGGAAGTGGGAGCGGCGGCAAGGTGACGTACATCGACCCCAACGGCGACGCGCAGAAGGGCACGACGGAAGGAACGCCGGAGGAGACGCCGGGCGAGCCGCAGCGGACGTATCTGGACGAGCTGCGCGACCAGTACCAGAAAATGTACGACGACGCGGTGAAGGCCAACAACGACGCGGCGAAGGCCGCCGCCGAGCGGGCGCTCGCGCAGGCGGAGAAGGGCGTCGGCGAGCTCGGAGACCAGTACGGCAGTCTCAACAAGCAGCTCTATCGGGATTACATGGAATCGCTGCGCGTGCTGCCGCAGGAGATGGCCGCGAGAGGCTACAGCGGCGGCATGAGCGAATCGGCCCGGCTGGGGCTGGATACGGCCTACGGCGAGCGGCTGAACGAGAACGAGGCCGCACGTATCGCCGCCATTATGCAGCTGCGGCAGCAGGGCGCGGACGCAGAGTATCAGGCGAACGCCGCGCGGGACCAGGCGAACGCGCAGGCGCAGCAGAATCTCTACGCCAACATGATGAATCTCATTCTTCAGCAGCAGCAGGACGCCGCGACGAAGGCACAGAACATGGCGCAGTACGGCGACTTCTCCGGATATCTCGGACTCGGCTACACGCAGAGCGAGATCGACCAGATGCAGAAGGCGTGGATCGCGGCCAATCCGGAGCTGGCGAAGGCGCTGGGGTATGTCAAGACGCCGGAGCCGGTGTACAGCTCTTACAGCGGATCCGGCGGCGGGAAAAACAACACGCCGAGCGCTGAGCAGAAGGCGAACGGAAGAGATCTTCTGAGCGAAGCGATACAGCTGAAAAATGGCGGGACACCGTACAGCCAGATCGCCAAGGCACTCGACGAGGAAGCTGCCGCGGGAACGATCACGACGGCACAGGCGGAAGCGGCAAAGCGAGCGGCGATAAGCAGCGGGCTGGATAACGCCTATGCGTCGATGAAGAAAAACACAACGCAAAAAGGCCCCGTCTCCGGAGGGAGACTGATCACTGAGGGCGACTTTTACAGCCAAATTCTCGGAGGTAGAAAATGAGCCTTACGGAAAGAATCTACGGAAAAGAGACAGCCGGAAAACCGGCTGTCTCTTCGGACACTCAGAAGAACCTGTATACTGCGGCGGCGAATAAAAAGCCGTCGCTCGCAAACCGCATTGCGCAGAACGGCGGGCAGCCGACGCTCTACGCTGACGCCGCAGCAAAGCAGAAGCCGTCGCTTGCAAGCCGCATCGAGGCCAACGGCGGGACACCATACGCCGACGCTGCGGCGCAGATGAAGAGCGGGAATGCGGCGAAGGGCACGAGCGTCGTTTTCAACAGCGTGTACGGAAAGGCGGATGACCGGGCGAGCTCGGCCGGCTCCGGGAAGTATGCCGGTATTCTCAAAGCGAGCGACTATACCGAGCTTTCCAAAAGCGGCGAGAGCAAGAGGAAGCTCTTCGGCGACGCCAGGTATGACTACATCAACAACATCGGGAACTTCCGCGCGCAGTCCGACGTGCAGCAGGCGCTGGGACGCGGGCAGGACTACGGGAAATACGCCTTCATGACCGATGATGAGATCGGCGTATACAACTACCTATACGCTACGCAGGGAAAGAAGGCGGCGAACGCCTTTTTGAGCGATCTTGAACCGGAGCTCGATAAGCAGTGGTACACCGGCACGAACCGGGCAACGACGGAGGCGCTCGGAAAGAACGCGGCGACGCGGACGCTGGCAAGCGCCATGACCGTTGCGGCGCAGCCTACCCGGACGATCACGAGCATGATCGCCATGGCGGACGATGCGGTGCGCACGGCGAAGGGGCAGGAGATCAACCCCTATTCCAAGTGGCGGCAGGCGAGCAACATCACGCAGGAGCTCCGCGCCGACACCTCGCAGCACATCGAGGAAACGAATCCGGGGATGGGCGGCAAGGTCGGGAGCTTCGTATACAACACGGCGATGAGCGCCGCGGACAGCGCGATGAACGCGCTTATCGCCAAGGGCATCGGCGAGGCGGTGGGGCTTACCGGCGATACGCTGATGAAGGCGACGAACATTCTCGGCTCGGCGCTGATGAGCTCGGAGGCGGCTTCCCTGTCCATCGCCGAGAGCAAGGAAAAGGGATACTCCAACGCCGGAGCGCTGGCGCTCGGTCTGACGCGCGGCGCGATCGAGTACGCCTCGGAGGCGGTCGGCGGAGAATGGGTCATCCGAAAGATCAAGGCAAACCCGCTGAGCTTTGTGAAGAGCATGGCACTCACGATGATCCCCGAGGGCATGGAGGAGGTCATGTCGGACGCGGCGAACGGCGTGGTAAACCTTGCGATCGACGCGGCGTTCGGCACGGAAGAGAGCGGGATCCCGAAGATGCTCGAATACTACCGGACCAGCGGCACGGATTGGCAGAAGAAGCACGCCGAGCTTGCGACCGTGCTTGCCGTTCTCGGACAGGAGGGGCTTTCGTTCCTCGGCGGCGCGCTGGCAACACTGGGGTCGAGCGGCGTGCAGTACAGCACGAACCGCGCGAACATCAACCAGACAGCCGAGCGGCTGGACACCACGCCGAAAAACGTTGTGCAGATGATGCAGGACGCGCAGACGGAAAACCCCGGCGTTATATACGCGCTGGCCGAGCTGACCGACGCGGAGAACGCCGACGATCTCCGGCAGAAGATCGGCACGAAGGAAGATATGAAGCGCGCGGCGGAGTATCTGACGCAGCAGATGGAGGCAGGCGGGCGTTCCGGCGCGCAGGAAGGTACTTATACTGCCGGGGCGCAAAACGCGCCTGTGGGCGCGCAGAGGGCGCAGAACGAAGGAAACAGCACGACGCCCGCGGCGGCGATCAACATTCAGGAGGGAATGAACAATGGACAGAGTACTTATCAGGGACGAGAAAACGGGTCTTATGATCTCCGTACCGGCGGACAAGCTGCCGCAGAAGGAGGAGCGCAAGCTCTCGCCGGAGGCCGAGCGGAAATTCCGGGAGGCGTGGGAGCGGACGCGCAGGCGGATCTACGGCAAGTAACTCCGGCGCAGCTCGGAATCCGAAACGGCGGCACGGAGGCCGTGACCGTCGTGGACGCGCGGAAGCTCGGCGGGGACGCGGCGAGAGCGTATAATCTCCTCGCGGCGAACAATATCGAGCCGGTCGCGGTGCGCGGAGCAATTCAGGTGAACAACGGCTACGCGAACGCCTATACCGAGAGCGGGAGGGTGTTCTTCCGCGTGGACGCCGTGGACAGCCGCGGCAACGCCATCAGCCCGGAGGCGCTGGTGCGACACGAGCTGTTCCACAACTACATCTCCGAGGAGGTTTTGCAGGCGTCGGACGAGGTGATCCGCGAGAGCATGACCGCCGAGGAATACGACGCGATGTATGAGAGCTACCGCGACGCCTACGCGAGTATTTACGATTTTGAGAACATGAGCGAGGACGAGATCGAGCGGCTGCTCACCGAGGAGATCGCGGCGGACGCTTACGCGGGGCTGAACTGGTTCTCCGGCGACGCGCCAGTGCAGGAGGCCGTGCGCGCCGAGACAGAAAGAAACGCCCCGGCCCAAAGGGCAGAGGCGCAGCAGGAGACGACGGGACCGCCGGGCAAAGCTACGGCGGCGGGCATCGGCGCCAGAACCGCCGACAGCGCCGCCCTGCGCCGCGCGGAGGCGCTCGAAAAGAGTGGGACGGACAACGAGACCATCCGGCAGGAAACGGGCTGGTATCGCGGCATGGACGGCCAGTGGCGGTTTGAGATTGATGATTCCGGCGCGGCATTCAGCCGGAGCGGCGAGGCGCAGTACAACGCCGACAATGCGGACTACGCGCGCTATACGCAGCTGATGAACCGGATGCTCACGGGAGAACTCACAGAGGCGGAGCACGCCGAGCTGCTGGGGCTGGACAAGAAGAACGGCAGCACGAAAAAGGAGCTGGCGCGCCGCATTGACGAAGGGAACGCGACGCTGCGGGACATCATGCGGCACAACGCCCTTTTTGAGGCGTACCCCGAGATCGCGGAAACCAAGGTGAAATTTGCCGATATGCCGAGCGGGACGGCGGGCAGCTACAACCGCGAGACGAACACGATCACGCTCGACACAAAGCTCAAATACGACGCGAACGAGGTGCTCGACGCACTCATGCACGAGGTGCAGCACCGGGTGCAGGCAGCGGAGGGCTTTGCGAGCGGGACGAACCCCGGCTACTGGAACCGCGGGGAAAACTACGACAGAGCAGCGGAAAAGTACCGCGACAACCGAGCGAGGCTTCTCAACGGATTGAGTACCGAGGATCAGGCGCTTTACGACGAGTACCGCAGCGCAGAGCGCGAGATGGGAGCAATGCTCGACGGCTCCGTGCTCTACGACGAAAGCCGTATGGATGCGCTGGAAAAGCGCTCGGACGAGCTGTACAGGGAGCTTTACGGCAAGGAATGGTTCGGAAAGCTGAACCGGTACGACCGGATTCTCGGCGACGCGGGCGAGGCCGTGAAAGAGTTCTACCGGAACACCGCCGGGGAGATCGAGGCGAGAGACACCGCTGCCCGCCGCCGGATGAGCGCCGAAGAGCGAAAAAATACGCCGCCCGAGCTGGGCGACACGGATACCGTGTTTGCGGATGGAAATACAATGGCCGCCTATGCAGAAGCGAACGGGAATATTCGGCGGAACAACATCGAATACGCTGACAATGCGGCACGGAACGCGGCGCAAAAGGCGCTGCACGATCGCATGGTCAACGAAGGGAAAATACTTGATCTGACCGAAAACCGTGAAAATGTCTCGCAGTATTTTCCAGACCTTCGTTCCATGCCGAAAGCGGAACGGAAAGTAATTCTGCGCGAAAAAATAAAACTTCTCAAAGATGATCTGCGGACGTATCTTCGGCAAATAAAAGGAGCGAGCTTTGAATTTGAAATCAACGGAGAGACGATCGAAGCAAAGCTCTACAACGCGGGAATACAGGAAGTTTTGAAGAACCTGACACAGGAAAAATCCGGGATGCTCTTTGCGAGCGAAGAGATATTCAAAAACGCCGAATATCTGTATAGCACGACGGACAAAAGAGGAAACCCGGAGGTGTCCGGTTGGGATTATTTTTATGTACCAGTTAAACTTGGAGACGATACAGCCGGCGTTCGTATTGCTGTACGAAACATGATCCAGCCGAACGAAGCACAGATTTACAACTGGGGCATAAAGAAAGAAGATGCACCCTTGGGCGGTGGTGGACCCTTACCTTTCGGCAGCGCTTCCACCGGTGCCTCATCAGACGCATCTTCTAACGAGATGAGCTCGGGCCCTGTTGCGGGCACACAAGGTGCCAACATTGACAGTAACGCCATCGCTCCCTCTGAGACCAATATACGCTCCACCGCGGGGAATAGTCAAGAAAAATCTTCCGGCAGGGCGAGTGTGGAGGTACCCGGGATCAACAACCGCACAGCCGCGGAGCTCCGGCGCGAGTATGAGCGACGGATGCAAGAGTACCAGAAAGCGACGCAGCGGGACGACCAGAACTTCCCGTATATCGACGAGATGAAGTGGATGCAGGCGGCGGAGAGACGGCTCGCGGAGTTGGGCGACGGAAAGCACAGGCGCAGGACGGTAGGAAGCACGAAGCGCGACATTATGCAGCTGTTCAGCACGGACCGGGCGAACCGCACGGACGTGGAGCGGGTACTCAACCGGAACATCGGCGAGATGATGGCGCAGGGCGAGATCCGAGGCGACGCGCTGGACACGCTTGTAAACGAGCTGCTGCAGACCGGGAGCGTTGTTTCCTCCTCGAAAAACAGCCCGTGGATCGATGAGACCTACGAGAGCATCCGGAGCGATCTGAAGGGCAGCAAGCTCTATGTATCGAAGGATATGTGGCGCGATTTCAGCAAAGACGAGGCGCGGGAGCTGCGCGAGCGGGCAAGGGCGGCAGGGATCACGCTTTCCGATAACCGGAGATACACGCCGCCGGATGTGCGGAATATAGAGCTTGCCGAGAAATACGGCGAGGCGCTTTTCCCGACGGATATTTCCGCGCCGGATATGCTGCGAAACATCATCTACTGCGCCGAGCAGGGAGCGAACGAGAAGCGGACGCTCGCGGATCAGCTGTGGGACGAGGCGCAGCAGGAGGGGCTCGGCGAGGCAAGAGAACACGCCTACGAGAGAATGGTGAACGATCTGCGGGATAAAACGGAGGTCATACTGCGCGAATTTGCCGAGGACAACCATCTGAAGCTGAAGGAGCAGACAAAGACCGAAGCAAAGCCTGTATCCTACTTCGACCTGAAGAAAGCGCCGGCCAAGGAGTTTGACCGCAAAAAAGGAGACTACAACATCATCGGCGAGATCGGCTCCTATACAAAGGAGATTGCGGAGCTGGAAAACGCGCTCGAAACGGAAAACCGGTATGTGATCTCCGAAGGCGAGGCGAGATACGAGGCACGCATCGAAGAGGAAAACGGCGTGCTGTATGCCTCTGTCTGGAAAAACGGCGAGCGCCTCGCCGGCGCGTCGAGCCGGAAGCGGAAAAACCTACCGAACTGGGCGGCGATGGAGATCCGAAAGGACGTCGGCGCACGGATCATGTTCCATCCGGGCCTTGAAAACCGGGGCGAGAGCTACAACGCCGATCTCAAGGCCGCCGAGGAAGCCGGGTATCCGGTGTTCGAGAAGAAGAACGGCGAGAAGGTACAGACCGTGCCGTTCTGGACGTGGCTGAAAAGCAAGGAGTACGGAAACTACGGACTGGTCATCGACAAGACCAATGCGCAGGACGCGGACGGGAATCCCATTGTATTCGCGTACTACTTCAACAAGAAAAAAGGCACCGGAAAGGTCGTGATGGAGAGCAGGGAAACGGCTTACGTCGTGGACGGCAAATATTCAGACCCGGATGTTGCGGAAAAAAGAGCCGCCCGGATGAAGGACGAAGAGTCCGAGGCGATGCGCGCCGAGGAGCGCGAGGCGCTGTGGAGAGAGACGCAGAAGGGCTCGCCGTTTGAAGCGCAGCCGAACGCCACGACGGACACCAGAGAGCGGGTCACGAAAGCGACGTCGGCGGGCGTGCAGCGGCTCTTCCAGCAGCTCATCTCCAAGGGAAAAACCGAGGTATCCACACAGGGCGAGAGCGGGATCCGGACGTACACCGCGAAGATGAACACGAACGGCGTGGAGTACTGGGTCGATATCTCCGACGGCCGGCAGGACGTGCAGCGGTTCCGGGAATTTGAAAAGGAAAAGGCCGCGCAGCTCGCCGCGGAGTGGATGGACAAGGAGGCAAACCGCGCGTACACCGCCGCGAACGAGAAGCGAGCCGAGGCGAGACGGGCGGAGCTGAGCGCGGAGGAGAACGCGAAGATCGCCGAGTTGTTCGGAAATACCGAAGAACTCAAGACGGCGGAAACGCCGGAGGACGCGCCGAGCCCCGGCGAAACGGCGGAGAGCCGCGTCACGGACGAGATCGTAAAGGCGGAAAAGAGCTTCCGCGAAAGTCTTGCAGACGTCACGCACGGAGCTATGCGTATGTTCGTAAACGCCGGGGAGACGGTGCGCCGGATCTCCAAGCAGACGAAGAACAAGAGCCTGGAGGGGTACTACTTCAACGCCGGGGCGTACTCCCAGCGGGCGGGAAACTGGATCGCCAAGGGCGGCGCGCGCACAGACATCAGCGGGCACAAGACCGGCGAAAGCCTTATGGACATTCTCGGGGATATCATGAAAACCCCGGAAAAGTACAAGGACTTTCAGCTGATGCTCCTGCACCGGAACAACGTGGACCGCATGCGGTACGACAGCACGGAAGAGGTCCAGAATCTCACAAAGTGCGTGACGACGATCGAAGATCTCTACCCGAAGCTGCGCGGGCTGGACAACGACTATCTCTACCAAACCGCCGTTCCGGGAGACAAGCGGGATATGCTTTCGAGAGAATGGAAAGAGACGGTGCTCGATGAGCTTCTCGACGGCGAGATGCCGGAGATCGCGGACATATCCGAGGCGGCGCAGATGCTCATCTTCACGCGGCAGAAAATCAGCGAGGCAAAAAAGAACGGGCTGAAACCGGTGTTCGGATACGAGGTCACGGCCTACGACAGCCAGCTGGAAGCCGAACGGCTGCTGAAAGCCAACCCGGAGTTTGACGCTCTCGCAAAGAGGGTGTATGCCTATTTCGACGATCTTCTGCAGTACCGCATCGACGCCGGGCTCGACACACAAAAGCATGTGGACGCGATGAAGAAGCGGTACCCGAACTATGTGCCGACGATGCGCGTGGAAGGCACCGAGGGAAAGACGGCGCGGCGGGCGCGGAGAAACGGCGGCATCGTTGTATCGAACGCCATCGGACGCGCCGTGGGCGGTGACGCCGTCATCATGCCGCTGCACACGGCGATGAGCCGAAAGACGGTGGCGGTGATGAAAAACGCCGGTCTCAACCAATTCGGTGAGCAGCTTGTGCAGTCTTGGAACCAGGACAAAAGCATTCCGGGCGTGAACAAGGTGGATCTGGTGGACTATTCCTCGACCGATCAGTATGTGGACAGCGAAGAGCTGTATGTGCCTGTCACAAACAATGTGTTTTCCGTTCTGCGCGGGAATGACCGGTACAACATCACGATGGACGAGGGGCTGGCACAGGCGCTGAATGCATTTCAGCCGGACAAATACGCCAATTCCGACGTTGCGAAGCTGCTGAAGAAGGGCAACGACCTGTTCAAGGCGCTTTGCACCGGATATAACCCGATCTTCATGGTGCGAAACCTTGTGCGAGACGCGCAGGACGCGGCGTTCTACTCTACGGACTCGGCAACATGGGCGAAAATGTTCCCGTCGGCGTGGAAGCAGATCGTGACAAACGGAGAGATCTGGCAGCAGTACAAGGCGCTGGGCGGCTCCTACGCCTCCATGCTGGACTATACAACCGGCATGGTGAAGGAGCCGAAGAGCGCCGCCGGAAAGCTCGCGGCAAAATATGAATCGCTGGGGCAGGCTATTGAAGCGGCTCCCCGCCTTGCGGAGTTTATGACCATCCTTGCCAACAAGGGCGGGAGCAAGACGGCGGACGGGGTGAAAACCGGGAAGTTCACGCAGAGCGACCTCATGGAGGCGATGCTCGGCGCGGCGGATATCACGACGAACTTTGCCCGCGGCGGCACGGTGACGAAGATGCTGAACAAGTACCTCGTGCCGTTTCTCAATCCGTCCGTGCAGGGCGCGGACAAGTTTGTTCGGAACATCACCGACCGGAAGGGCTTCAAGGCGTGGGCGTCTCTTGCGATCAAGGCGGCGGCGCTCGGCATTCTGCCGGAGCTGCTCAACGGGCTGCTGTACCGCGACGATGACGAGTGGGACGACATCCCCGACCAGACGAAATCGAACTACTACCTTTTCAAGCTCGGCGACGGCTACTGGATGAAAATCCCGAGGGGCCGAGCGTTGGCGGTGTTCTCGGCCGGAGCGACGTATGCGCAGGAAAAGGCAAAGGGAAACGACCCGAAGTTCTCCGACGTGATCGAGGTCGTGAAGAGCAACGTCGCGCCGACGGACATTTTCAACCAGAACATCGCCACCGCGTGGACGCAGACAAAGCTTTTCAATCCCGACAACCCCGGCACGACATGGTACGGCGGGAACATCGAGAGCGACCGTCTGCAAAACTATCGGCCGGGCGAGCGGTACGACGAGAAAACGGACGAGCTCTCCAAATGGATCGGAAAAACGTTCAACCTTTCGCCGAAGAAGATCAACTATCTGCTGGACCAGTACTCCGGCGTGGTCGGCGATCTTCTGCTGCCGTGGTTCACGCCGTCCGCGACGGCGAGCTCCCCGGCGCTGGCGCCGCTTAAGCAGGCGTTCATGCTCGACAGCACGAGCACCAACAAGACCACTGGCGAGTACTACGATCTTCTGGATGATCTCAAGTACGACGCGAACGACGGCGACATCGGAGCTGGCATCACGCGGAAATACGTTTCTCATGCCGGCGACGAGGTGAACGACTACTACCAGCAGATCCGCGCGATACAGAGCGACGAGAACCTGACCAAGGCCGAAAAGAACCGGCTTGTCCGGGCGCTGAAAGCGCAGCTCATCGAGCGGCAGAAGGAGATCATCGCGCAGGCTGAACCGTACCGCGAGGCGGTGAGCGACTATCTCAAGGCGCACCCGGAGCTTTCGACCGACAACGACGCGGCCATCGCCGAGTACGCCGAGCAGTATGAGATCACCGAGGACCAGGCGGAGTGCCGCATGGACGCCATCGTATACCGCGAAGCAAACCGCGAGGTATTCGGCGCGGAGTATGCACTACGCACCTACAACGCGGACGTCTACGACAAGGCCCGCGCCGCGTATGCCAAGGGCGTTTCCTACGAGACGTACTACGACTACTACTTTGCCACAAAGGAGATGCACGCCGACAAGGACGAGAACGGCAAGAGCATTTCCGGATCGAAGAAGGCAAAAGTTGTTGAGTACATCAACAGCCTCGACATTCCGCCGGAGCAGAAGGACGCCCTTTATGTTGCCGCCGGGTACACAGCGAAGAGCGCGAGAAATCAGAAGTGGAACGGAGGTTCGGGCGGCTCCGGAGGCCGGCGCGGAAGAGGAAAGAGGACGGCACTCAAGGCCCCGACGCCGAAAGCGCCGGAGATCATCATCCCGAGGACCGGCACAGCATCCTCCGCGAAGGCGGGCGGAACGTCCAAAACGCCGAAGGTGAGCGGGAACGTGATCGCGGACTTCACGAAGACGGCGAGCGGGACGGACATTCAGAAAGCCGTGACGCAGGCCAAGAGGAAGGCGCTCAAGGCAGGGAACCGGACGGTGTACGTCGAGGAGGGCAGCCCGATCGACTACTTCCTCAAGTACGGGAAGCTGCCGAGCTTGAAGTAAAAAAGGGCTCCCCGAAAGGGGAGCCGGACAAAGCGCAGAAAACGCGCCTTGTGACGCTTGCAGCGTGTGCCACCACGGGCGCTCCGAAAGAAAGGAGCGGCAATGCAGTTAAGCGATCTTACGCGGCCGGAGGCGGAATACTTCCGGAAGGAATGCAATTTCACGCCGACAGAGCGCAGGGTCTTTGATCTCCGGGTATCGGACAAAAGCATCGTCGAGGTGTGCATGGCGTTGAGCCTGTCCGAATCGGCGGTGAACCGGAAGATCCGGTGCATCAAGGACAAAATGGCGAGAGTTTAGCGACAGTTTCCCGCAGCGAAAGAGGGAGCTTCCCGACAGGGCGGCTCTCTCTTTTTATGCGATGATTTCTTTAGACACCGGAGCGCTACGGTGAAAATTTTAAGGAGGAATCATCATGGAATACGCATCGAAAGCTACGGGCGGGACGGCCCTCGGTCTCGGCATCGCCGGTACTGCCGGCTGGCTGCTCAACGGAGGCCTCGGCAATCTCTTCGGCGGTCTCGGCGGTAACGGCGTGGTAGCTCCCGCTGTCGCCGGTCTCGCCGCGGGCATGGCGAGCCAGAAGTGCGGCGACGACGCCAACGTCTCCCGCTACGATCTCCACCAGACCCAGACCATCGCGCAGAAGGACATGGAGATCGCCTACTGGCGCGGGCAGGACGAGACGAACCGCAAGATCTCGGACGCCTACACCAAGCTTGAGAACCGCATTCTCGGCCTTGCCGGCGAGGTGCGCGCGAACAAGGAAGAGCAGAACGGCATCAATATTCAGCAGGCCGTCTACAACGGCACGAACACCGCCGCTGTCGGCTGCATCCAGGGGCAGATCGCGCAGCTCCAGAGCCTTACGAAGCTTGTTGTTCCGAACAGCTCCGTTTGTCCCGGCTGGGGCGGCGTGAGCGTGAAGCCGGAAACGGCTGCCGCTGCCGCGCCCTGATCCATCGCCGGGCGGGGGAGGTGACATTCCCTCCCCTGCCTGATCTATAAGGAGGATATGACTATGGTTTCATATACAGAATTACAGACGCGGCTTGCGCGGTTCGTGGACGCGGAGATGCTGCCGCACATGACCGGCGGGAAGCGGATCCTGCTCGGCGGATACGCGGCGCTGGCGACAAAGAACGCCGCCGGTATGCTGCAGAGCGCGAAGGACAAGCCGATCGTTGCCATGACCGGCGCGGTGAGCGCAGAGGGCGTGGACGTGGACGCGCTCTTTTCCGCTGTAAGCCCGTACATCAATGAGCCGGTGACGCTATCGCTTCCTGTCGTCGGTGACTTCCGGCTGGACCGGTCGGACTGGGAAAAACTCTATCGCTATCTGAAAGGAGAAATTTGAGATGCAGGAGATCAAACGCCTTATCAAGGATATGTGCTACGAGCTGGACGCAGCTGAGCACTACGCCAAGCATGCGATGAAAAACAAGGACGATCATCCCGAACTGGCTGAGACATACGCGCACGTGGCGCGGGAGGAACTGAATCACATGGAGCTGTTCCACACTGCCGCCATGCGAATGATCGAGGAATCCGGCAAGACCGCGCCGGAGGGAATGCGCGCCATCTGGGAATATGAGCACGAAAAGCTCGTAGAGAGAAAGATGGAGATTCAAATCAAGCTCGGAATGTACGAGGGAAGATAAAAAACAGAGCCGCTATTGCGGCTCTGTTTTTGCGATTTTACTAACGCTTTTACTGACGAAAACGGAAAACGCTGTAAAATCAAGGGGTTTGTGGTACGCCAGACGGGATTTGAACCCACGATTAGAAGTTTGGGAAAACTATTGAAGAAGCGAGAAAAACGAGCGTTTTCAATGGCTTTCTGGATTTTTGAAACAAAAAAATAAGAACGATGCGGGAACGTGAATGTGCGTTTTTAGGCGTTTTTTGACACTTTTTTACTAACGGATTTACTAACGGAGGCGGAGTAGAACTTGCGCATCTTCTTGGCAGAGCGGGAAAGGTCTTTTTCTGAAAGACGGAGATAATGATCGTGAACGGTTTTCCAGTTGCTCCACCCGCCGACGCGCATGGTCTCCTCTTCCGGCCAACCGAGATGGTAGGCGAGGGAAGCAAAGCTGCTGCGGAGCCCTTGGAAGCCGACCTCTGGGAGATCGTGTGCAGCGCAGATGCGGTTGATCCGACGACGGGTGTTATCGTTGCATGGACACATACCTCCGGTATGATCTTGGAGCAGCTCCAGCAGGCGGGGAATCACGATGGGGACAACGCGCTGCGAGAGGGCGGACTTGTTCTCCTCGCGGTGGATCCATGAGCCATCGTCGGCGTAGACCGTGGAGCCGGAAACGCGGATCGTCTCGGACTTGCGGTCTATGTCCTCCATGCGCAAGGCGAAGATCTCCGAGCGGCGAAGGGAATGGAGAGCGAGCAGAGCGGGAAGTTCGACAGGGGTGCCGCGGATGAGATCGACAAAGACGAGGATCTGGTCATAATCGAGCCACGGAGTAACCGTTTTCGGTATCGCGCCGATGTCCACCGGATCAAAGGGAATCTTGAATTCTTTGAACGCTGCGGCAACGAGGCTTATCTCATTGTGCAGCGTCTTTTTTGCTACGCGCTTTGATTCGGCATCGATAGCCTGCGGCCAGTTGATGGAGCGGATATCTTTGTCCATATAAGCTGGGAACGCATTTCGGCGGATACCATAGTAGCCGCGAAGCGTGGAGGGAGAGCGGACGAGCCGACGCTCGATGTATTTGTCTAACAGCTCACCCAACGTCTGGCGGGGGAGCTTGCTCTCCTGCTCAATGAACCCGGCGCGGATGGCGAGGGCTTTGGTGCGGCATGCCTCCTCCGTGGGCTCGGTGACGTTCACGCCCTCGCGGCGGAGCTGAACCGTCCAGCTGCCGGAGGGGAGCTGCCGGGGAGCGGGGATCTTGAGCTTCTTTTCCTTTTCGCGGAGCTGCTTCTTTCCGCACCAGTTGCAGTACAGCGAGTTTTCCGGGATATCGCGCGAGCAGTTGCAGCACTTCATTCATTTTCTCCTTTGCGCTGCCGGTGGCGGCGGTATACACGGATGATGAAGAGGACGACCATAAGCGCGGCGATCGCAAAACAGACCATCGAGAACACCGCGACGAAGTTCCACTCGCCGCGGAAGAAACCGATATCCGCGCACCGAAGATCCAGCGTAACACACCAGATGACAACGACAAAGCAGAACACGCCGAGCATCAGAATGACGGTGCGGAGATATTCGATATCCCGGACGGCGGATTCGTACCGCGACTTCCAGTGGGAGGCGTCCTGCCGGGCAAGCTCCGTTTCCGCGCGGCCGCTCGGGGAGAGAATGCCGAAGGTTTCATCGAGCGAGACGTGCAGCTCCCGGGAGATGCGCACGACCGTATCAATGCTGGGGTTCATGGATTTCGGGGAAAAGGCGTACTCCACGGTGCTCGGCGACAGATCGGCGGCTTCGGCAATGTCCGGGAAGGTGCGTGTGCCCTTGGCCTCCCGCCAGCGGTTTTTCAGCACGTCCATTTCGTTCATGTTCTCCGTCCTTTCGTTATTTTCGGGGTGAACCGGGATATATTCGTGTCGAAAAAGCTGAACTCCGGCTCGCCCGCAAAGCGTTCGGTTTCGGATCTTGCGCCGGTCTGTTACGATGCAGTAACAGCAGGGCGAGCGGGACGCCCTGCGGCAGACGTCCGGGGCGGGTCTGTGGCACGGCTTCCCCCGGGCGTTCACCTACACTATAGCACTATCCGCGGCAGAACGGCACGGAAAATATATAAATTTGTAAGAATATACAAGAGAATAACCAGAAATGCAACAAAATGACAAGGGGGGAAGAAATGGAAGAGACGAAGATCGAGGAGATCGTGCGGATGCTGCGACGGATGGACATACGGCAGCTGCGGAGGGTGTACTTCTTCGTGCTGGGGATGATGTAGCGACGGGAGGAGCAGAGCCCCTCCCCTACAAGACCATCTTCGTGAGGTAACGAAAAAGGTAAAGAGAGAACCCGTCGGAAATTCCGACGGGTTCCTTCTGTCAGTCAAACAAATCGCTGTGTGTGCCGGTACGGGTGAGACAGAGCGTCAGCTCGCCATGGGATATCTCGTAGATCAGCAGCCAGTCCGGCGTGATGTGGCACTCGCGGCAGCCGATATAGTCGCCGGAGAGCGCGTGGTCGCGGTTCTTTTCCGGGAGCGGCTTTTCCTCGGCGAGAAGCTGCACAACGTTTTCCAACAGGCGCACGTCATAGCCGCGGCGGACGATGCGCTTATAGTCCCGGCGGAAGGCTGCCTGAAACTTAATCGTCAGCATTGAGCGCCTCCATCAGATCCGCGACGGAATGGAACGGGCCGCTCAAGCCGATGCCGGCCTCGGCGTCCTCGATCGCCTTTCTCGTTTCGGCGTTCGGGATCTCCGCGCCGATCTCAAAGGGGATGCGGTATTCGCGGACGGCCTTTTTCGCAAAGACGGTGACGGCGGCGGTGACGGAAAGCCCCATATCGGCACAGAACGCCTCGAACTGCTTCTTGAGCTCGCTGTCCATACGGATATTCATAACCGTGGTTGCCATACTATCAGCTCCTTTCAATATTTGTATATACATTGTATTACATAATATACACGTTGTCAACATAAAAAAGAGAACGGAGGTCAATCTCCGTTCTCTTTTTCTTTTTGCAGGGCGTTGTAGGACTCGTAGACATTGCAGACGAACTCAAGCGCGGCGCGGATGGCTGGTTCGGGTGTCTTGCGCAGGGCGTCGATGAACGCGAGCACCTCGGGCGAGGCGCTCTCTTTGGACAGGCCGCCGAAGAAGCGGGCGCGATCCTCATCCTCGGTGAGCTGCTCGAGCATCTCGCCGGTGCCATCGCGGAGCCAGGCTTCCCGCACATTGAATACGCGGCAGATCAGCGAGATCACCGCATCGGATGGGGCGGAAACATCAACTTCATATTTTCCGATAATTCCGCGCTGGATGCCGAGACGGTCGGCGAATTTCTGCTGCGTGAGGTCAAGAGAATTGCGCAGCTCTTTGATACGACTGCCAACGGACATAGGCAGCACCTCCTTTCGAGGACACTTTAACAGCCTTAGAACAGAAAGTCAAGAAAAAATGTTCCAATAGAGCAAAAAGGGGCTTGACAAATGCACTAATAGAGCATATGATTGCACCATAAGAGCGGAGCGGTGCTCCGAAAAGAGCAAAGCAATGTGTGAGGCTCGCCTTAGCGACCACGTCTTTTATCTCGAAGCACGCTGATGATGCTCCATGTAATGAATGAGAATGGCGGAACGATGAAGATAAGAGCCAGACCGGCAACGATCTTTTCGAGAATTCGGACGATCAGACCCTTATCTTTTTCCGCGCGGGACGAACTGGCAGATGCTCTGGACGAGGACTGGCCAGAGGAATACCCGGACGAATACGACGAGCTGCCCGAGGAGTAGCCGGAGTACGACGAGCCGGACGAGCTGCCGGAGGAGTTGTTCGCTGCGATGCGGTCGGATAGCGAGGGCTTTGCCGATGACGAGCCGGAATCCAGCGTCGGAGGGTGGCAGCGGCCGCAGGGACGGTAGCCGTCGGCGACGGCCTGAGAGAGCGTCGTCTCATAGCAGCTCTTGCTGAGAGACGAGCACGAGTACCGATGGTAACACTCGCCGGTGCGCGTGGTGTACACGAGCGTGGAGCCGTCAGCGGCCAGCGCCGGGGACACGAGGACAAGGATCGCGAGGAAGAAGCAGAGGAGCTTTTTCATATATCTATCACCGCCAAAGACACTATATCAGAAACGGCGGGGAAAAAACAAGAGGTAGGAGGCAATGCGAATGAAGGTACCGAACGGCGTTACATATGACAAGATCGCCGACGGCTGCGACGGCATGGCTGGCAAGCTGACGGATACCGAGCGGGGAATGCCGCTGTGGATGCTTATGAACCCGGAGATAGAGGAGCTGGAGCGGCGCACGGACGCGCTGGAGAAGCGCGCGGCGGCGCTGGAGAAGGAGATCGTCCTTCTCGTCTGGGCAATAGCGGCAGCGGCCGCGGCGGTGGCGGCGGTTCTGCTGGTGTGCATGTAAGGAGGTGAGGACATGAGCGAGGAAATCAAAGTGATGATCGAGGACGCCGTGCGGAAGCTGGAGACGCTGCCGCCGATGCAGCAGAGTCTGTGCGTCGGGTTCGTGCTCGGCGCGGGCGCGACCGAGAACACCAAGAAGGACGAGAAGGAGGCAGGGTAAATGCCGAGAGTACGGCTGGCCGTTCCGGCGGAGCAGAGGAAGATCGAGGCGGATCTCACGGAGCACTGCACGGGCGGCGCGCGATACGCCGACATGACGCAGATCGGGCGGTATCTCGGGATAGAGAACCGGAGGATCGTCGCGGAGTTTCTGGACGGGCTGCCATGCTTCCAGCGCGGCACAAAGAAGAAGTGGCGCGTGGACGATCTGGCGGCGCGGATCTTGGAAGCGACGAAATAGGGGAGACCCTCTCCGTCAAAACCCCATACGTCAGACTCGTGAACCCCTCCGTCAGCTTCGAGAACCCCTCCGACCGCTTCGCGGCCACCTCCCCTATTAGGGGCTGTCTCTTATACACATCTGACGCTGCCGACGAA